CCCATCATAGTCCCCTACATGTTGTGCCTAAGGGCATCCAACAAGCGCCAAACATACCATATCTAGTATGGCCCCTGTAGTGCCCTCACAGGCTCGTGGGGCGGCGCTGGCCTCCGGCGGGTAGGGTAGGTAGGGACAATGCTTGATTGCTCGATTGTTCTCCCATAGTACATGGTTTGTTCTTAGTGCAATGCAACATCTATAGTGCAATGCACCTAAACATCTCGCACTTGCACACTCGGCGGCGCGCCGGGTCCCATGCTCGCACTTGCACACTAGCTATGTTGCGCTTGCGAGCTGAATGCTGCACTTGCGAGTTGGTTAGGTTGTACACTGTTAAAATGTACAAAGCGGCCGGCTCGGGGGGGTGGGGTATGTATAGGTGTAGGGGTCTGTGGGGCTTCACTCTCGCTAATTTGAAGCTTTTTTAGGATGCCCCTCTAGCCCTATGCTTTTAGAGAATTGCGCCCCATTATCGGGCAGGCGCACTTTACACATGGGCGTCAAGCTGGTACAAAGCCTTATGAGAGTTTCATACGCCAAGCGCAAGGTTCTCGAGCAAAGTGCGATTTTGCAACAAGAACTTTTGCGGCGCCGCGAGGGGGATCCCCTCACTAATTTTGAGCTGTTCTCTCCGCAGAGGGAGTTCGTCGCTGATATCCTTGCCCGGCGGTATAAGGAGTATTACTACATTGGTGCAAACCGTAGCGGCAAGAGTGATGCAGGCGCGGCGGCGGGCTCTTACTTGGCGCGGTTCGGCTATGATTACAAACCCGGACGGGAAGGCTCAGACATCTCATCGAAGGTCCGCGCGACGAGCGGATGGGTTAGCGCGATTGACTTTCCTACTGGGCGTGATACGATCCAACCGAAATACTTCGACAACGGCTTCACACCTCCTGGAGCAACTCATGAGCCTTTTATCCCCGCGAGAGAAATAGCCGACTGGCGCATCAGCGACCAGATCTTGAAATTGAAAAACGGCTCGATCATTGGGTTCAAGAGCGCTGACTCAGGCCGGACGAAGTATCAGGGCGCCGAGAAAGATTGGATACATTTCGACGAGGAGCATCCAGAAGGCATCTATGAGGAAAGCATTATCCGTGTGGGAGCGAACCCTCTGCATATATTCACCACCTGTACGCTTTTGCCCCCTGAGGGCCAAGTAGGCGGCGTCACGTGGATTTACAACAAAATTGTTAAGCAGTGGAAGCTCGGCGTCCTGGAAAATGCTGAGATTTATAACGCCTCGATCTACGATAATCCCCACATACCTGAGAAAGAGATCGAGTTCCTTGAGGTCAAGTTCCCAGAGGGTAGCGCCCAACGGATGATTCGGCTCGAAGGAGCCTTGATAGGGGGTATCGGCGGTGCGCGCTGTTACAGCAGCTTTAGTCCACAACTTAATGTCTACGATCAACACGATATAGATGAGCGCCGGCCACTCTGTTGGACCTGGGACTTCAATGTGGAGCCTATGGTCAGTTTGATAGGCCAGCGTACAAAGGGAGTCTTTAAGGTCCATCACGAACTGATCCTCGAGGAAGGCAACATCAGTGAGATGTGTGATCTCTTTAAGCGGACGCATCCCAAGCACCGGGCAGAGATCTGGCTTTACGGGGACGCATCAGGAAAGGCTCGCTCGGCTCAGACACGTATGTCCAGCTATCAGATCATACTGCAAGAGATGAAAGACTACCCGGCGCCGATCCGCATGAAGGTTCTTGAGAAAAACCCCTCTATTACGGATAGGATTAATAGCGTCAATGTAGCCTGTCGAGGGGTCGGCGGGGCGATCAACCTAGAGCTAGATCCTTCCTGCGGCGAGTTGATCGACGATCTCGAGCAAGTAGTCACAGATGGGAAGCAGGGCATCAAGAAGACCTTCAACAAGAAAGACCCTTACTACAGGCGCACCCATATGAGCGACGCCCTCGGGTATTGGGTCTACCTCGAGGCGCCGATCACTTCCTTCTCCCCGGATGACCGCCCCGCGCGGACGATAAATATAAAGCGTCCAGGCTATGCCAGCCCTAAAGAACCTGCCACATTGAAGATAAAAGCCTAATGCCGTACCCTTATGACGAGGACGAGCCTTCCATCTGTAGACTATGCGGGAGAGATATTCCCGACACACGGCTGATTAAGCTCTGCGCTGAGTGCATACGCTCGGAGCAGCAAGATAAGCGTACCATTCCTGGAGTACGATATGGCAGAAACCACTCCTAATACCCCTGTTTCCCGCGTCGCCGGTGATGACGTAATGATCGGCGGAGCGGAGGGCCAGCTTACGCTCCTCACAGCCCTACGTGCATACAAACTCGAAGGGGATGAGTCCAAACGCACTAGGATGCAGAAGAACCGAGAGAACGTCAATGCCTATCTTTCCTTGCAAGACTGGAGCCATAAGAACGAAGGCCAGTCGAGAGAGTTCCTGCCCAAGACGAGTGTCGCAACCGAGCAGCTTGTCGGCTTCGTCAAACGGGCACTTACCCAGTTCGGCGCTTATTACGACATCGAGCTGCCAATTGGCTCCCAGAGTCCAGTGAGCGGGGCGACGATCAGGAACCTGATGAACTGTTCTCTCGACGACGTTCTCGTGGGTGACAACAAACGCAGCACGTTTCCGCTCCAGTTGAGCGACGGCATTAAAACCGGCGCCCTCGAATCCCTGTGCATCTTCAAGATCCATGGCAATATGCACAAAGCGCCGACCTTCCGCCTGGAGCCGGGCGACGAGGAACTGACCCTCAAGCAAGACGAGGCAGAGACATGGAAGCTTCGCATCGACTTAGTAGACCCGAAAAATTACGGCAGAGACCCCACTGGCGCGGGCCTTTATGAATATCACACCATAGAGAAGGATCTCCACCGCGTAATCGAGATGGCTGATCAAGGCATTTATGACAAAGCTGCGGTTGCGCGCATCGAAGAAGATTTCAAAATGAAAGAGGAGGACAAGCGCCAACGGGATCAGACGGGCCAAGACGATACGCAGAAGCCCGGCTTTCGCAAGAAGGTAGTGATTACAGAGTTCTGGTGCTCGATTATCGACAACAGCGGCAAGATGAAGCACCGGAACGTGTTCTGTGCTATGGCTAATGATAAGTATATCATCAGGAAGCCTACGCCTAATCCGTTTTGGCACGGACGCTCTCCGTTCGTAGCAATTCCGCTCATCAGAGTGCCATTCAGCGAGTGGCATAAGGCCCTTTTCGATGACGCCGCCCAGCTTAACTTTGCGATGAACGAGATCTTTAACCTCATCATTGATGGTGGCATCAGCGCTGTTTGGGGCATCAAACAAGTTCGCATCGACGATATGGAAGATCCGAGCCAGGCATCTGGTGGCTTCCCCCAAGGTGAGACAATTGCAGTAAAGAATACATTGCCGCATGGCCAGAAGGTGCTTGAGAAAGTAGCGGAAGGCGAAGTACCGGGGGACTCGATGGCAGTTCTCGAAATGCTGTCCAGGGAATTTGCGGCTTCGGCACTTAGCTCTGAACTCAAACTGGGTGCGCTCCCCGCCAAGCAGGTTCGAGCCACTGAGATCGTGGAACTCAGCCAGAGTCAGGCCATAACTCTGGACGGCATCATCGCCGATATTGAGCAGAATGTTGAGACGGTGCTGGAACTAATCTGGCTCACTGTCTTGCAGAACATTGACGACTTCTCCGGTCATGCGATCCTCTCAGCGATTGGCCCACGCGCCGCCTTTGCACTCGGCTCCATGACGCCAGAGCAACGCTTCGCGACGTATGCCAACAACCCCTGTGCTTTTAAGGTGCACGGGCTTAGTGCCATGCTAGCGAGGACGCGCGACTTCCAGAAGTTCATGGCTCTCTTGCAAGCCGTCACTACTAACCCGCTGTTGTTCCAGGCTTTCTTTAAGAAGTACAGTCCGGACAAGGTCCTCAACCATATGATGAAAATGCTTGGGATTAACCCGGAACGCATCGAGAAGGACAACATGGAGCTTCAGCGCCTTGACGCAGATCTGATGGAACTGCAACAGCTTTCGCAATTCGTCCAAGGCCCGCAAGGCGGCGGCCAGGCGGCGGCACAGGCTGGCGGTTCGGGTGTAAGTGGCGGTGGCGACCCGACGACTGCGGAGATCGCTTCGGTAGGTAACCCGACCGCCGGCTTGGCCGGGGTAGGAGGGACGTAATGGCTGAGCCCCTAGAATTTGATTTCACCGACCCAAAGTTTAACTTTCCTGAGTTCTTTGAGAGTTTCAACATACAGCCGGAGTTTGATCCCTTTAGCCTTGGTTCTAAGCCCAAGGGAGGGCCTGGCGGCGCTACTCTTTCTGAGCAAGCGTTTAATGCGGCCCAGGCAGTTAACCAGAACGACCCGACGTTTTTCCAGTCGCTCCTAGATGCTGGCCTCCTACGTCGTGCTACTGACACTCAACAAGATCCTATTGCCCCGTTTGGAACTGCTGGGAGTGCAAGGCCGAATTTTGCCCTTGAGAGCGCCCTCCACGGTGGGGAAGATGATCGTGGATTAACAGGTCTTGCTGGGGGTGCTTCTTTCGGTGGCTTAGGGAAAACCACCTTAGGTGAGATATTTAAGAACTTTGATCCTACCTTCGGGATTAGCCGCGATAAAAAGAACTTTGGCATTACCTCTGCTCAGGCCGGCAGTGCAGGTGCTTTCCTCGGCAATGTGCTAGGTACTCCGGCACTTGGTGGCTTAGGCGGTGCACTTGGAACATTAGCGGCTGATGGGTCATATAGCGAAGCCGGCGTTCAGGCCCTTCTCGGTATGCTAAGCGGCGCGGCGCCGCCCCTTGGCTTCGGGCTGTCAGCTATTGAAGCGATATTCGATCCGTTCGGCTTTGATCCTGCCGCTCCACAGACCTTAAAACCAGCGCACTTTGGTGAACCCTCTCCTATCGGTGACCCTGGCGCTTATCCCAGCGTTAAAGCTTGGTTGGACCACATAGAAGAGTTTGGTTTATTCGGCGGCGCCTTGGGCGACTCAACTCAGCCATTTGATCCCAACGCAACTATTGAGGGTGAAGGCCCAGGTGGTGAGCCTACTGGAACTGATATAGGCGCTGGGGTAAGTGGCTTTGGCTCATTCGCTTCAGCCCGTGACGAAGCAGAAGCTGACACCGGCGTGCCAGATATAAGCTTTGATGATTTCTTTGGTGGCGGCGACGATACGTTAGATGATACAACTCTCGGTGGCTCCGCTGGTGACTTTGAGGGCGTAGACTTCGACCGTGACGACGATGACGATGAAAGTGGCTTTGATGAGACAGACACTAATGGTTGGGACGCAGGAGACGTTGAATGAGTGAACGTACCCTCACAGAAGCGGCGGCCATTATGGACATATCGGGCAAGTAAGCCGTGAGATTTCTAAGCACCGCATTAATCTGCCTGTTGCTGAGTGCATGCACCATGCCACTGGGTTTACGAATAGCTACGCTAGTTGCGGACGGCGGATCATTTGTGACCACTAAGAAGACAATCAGTGATCACGTCTTATCTTCTGTTACTAAACGTGACTGTGCCATGTGGCGTATCATTGAAAAACGTAAGCCGTGCAGGCGGTGATGTTAGATGGAATTAGGTCTGCGGGAGGTCGTTCAACTAGGTTCCCTGGTGGCAACGTTGGCGGCCAGTTACGCGATCATCCGCCAACAATTACAACGGGTGGTTGTGGACCTCATCAAGCTATCTAGGGAGGTAACTGACAGTGGGCGGCGAATCGACAAAGCTGACTCAGCGGTATCTGTTCTACAGATGCAAACTAAGGTACTTGCAGAGATCAGCAGTCCATCAGCACTAGAGAAACGGAATAGAGAGATAGCAAGAGTACAGGCGCAGATAGAACAGCTACAACAACGGGTAGAACATTTATCTCACATTCACGATGGAACACATCCGCCACCAAAGCCATGAATTTAAGAGTTTTCATTACCGTATTGCTATTCAGTTTGACTACCCCGGTGCAGGCGGTGGCAAATTATGTGTGTTACCCGACTAAGCCGGGAGTGCCTCCACTAGAAGAGATTTTGGTTGGTCTTTATGGTGAGACTGTACGCGCCACCGCCGAAAATGCATATGTACGTTTTCGCCTCTACGTGTCGGAGAGGCGAACGTGGACTTTGTCATTCCGGTATAAAGACAAGCGCGGGACCGTCCCCTGCATCATAGCGTCTGGAGTAAATTTTCGCATGGCTAATGAACCCCCGCAAAAAGAGACTAACTATGTCCAGTGACAACGGTGACCGCAACCGCTAGCGGCAAGTGGCTTAAAAGCCCTGAGCCTCCAACCGTCATTAAATAATACATGATGGAGTTGTAGAGATGAGTGAAATGACTACAGAGTTACTCGACCGCCTTAACGCGATGAGCACAGAGACTGCTCAGCCACTCGAGAAGCGCCTTGTCGATATGGCTGTTTGGTTTCACAAAAATAAGGATCGCATCCCTAGGAATAATGTCGAGGCTAAGTGTGACTTCCTAACAAAGAGCCTAGACATACACCTCGAGCTTGTGGCTCTCCTTGTGCAGAGGATAGAACTGGCTGAGGGTCGGCGCGGCAGTCCGTTGTGGCTCCCAGCTGGCATTAAGAATAATGAGACTGGTGAGGTTTATCGCTAGTGGCTATCTTCTTAGAAACGGCGCAAGGCCGCCAGGAGATTGACGCCGCTACCCTTATGGGTGGCATCGGTGGAGATCTTATAGGTGCGGGCGGCGACGATGATCTGCGCAAGAAGATAGATGCGAAGTTAAAAGAGACGCGCCAAGGTCGGCTGCCGTTTTTCAATCCTCAAGCGGGAATGACCAAAGCAGAGGCGGCTAAGAGCGGCTTTGAGCAGGCAATAAAGACAGTCGAAGATGTAGTTGGAGCGACCTCAAAGGCTGGACTTATTATTGAAGGAGCTAAAGCACTCAATGATATATTCAAAGTAGTTCCACTAGGTAAGGGTGATGAGAGCATAGGCCAAGTACCTAATCAGATAGAGCATGACAGCAGCAGAATAAGAATAGAGGCATCACCCAGGAATATACTAAGGTTAGCTTTACCCAGAGCCTTTACACAAGAAAAGGGCGCTAATGTTCCATTTCTTCGTAAGGTTATACGAGGAGAGGCGACTAACGAGAAGGGAACTTCAACAATAGCTCCTCCTTGGTTAAAGCTGAAATGGGATGAGGAAGTTAAGAAATGGCGCGTATCTGGGCATGAGGGTAGAACACGGAGCATAGCTTCGCTATTAGAGCGCGGCGACGACCCTATTCCAATAGATCTATTTTTAAAGAATAAAGTAGGTAACCGTATAACCGAGGATCGGGTTACACCCGAGATGCGGAAGGCTCTTACCTTGGATCAGGTTATACCTCAAGGGCGAAGGACAAAGAGAGCGCTTCCAAAAGATCCAGTGACCATCGGCCAGACATTCAACGCACCCCCTGAGGAGCCGGAAATAGGCAAAGCTAGGACTATTGACGTACAGTTGGGTGAGCCTTTTTCTTCCCGTATACGAAATATCCCCATTAGAGTAAGTCCATCTAAGAATGATATTCGTAGGTTATTTGCAGATCAAAAGCGGGATATTGATGGGCCAGATCAAATTGAGTCTCACACGGTTCCCACGCTCAGGTACGCTATACACGCAGACACGAGGGAACTTTATATTTGGGACGCTAACAAGGCCGTACATAGTGATCTTAATTCAGAAGAGAAGGGTGGCTTATCCAAGCTTCCTGTATCCGGATCAGATATGGGTTTTATTTACTTGAATAAAGACGGCTCACTTACGGCAATAAGCGGTGAGAGTAAGGACATTAGTGTTGATGAATTAATAAAGGGTAAGACTGTTGGAGAAGCTTTTATGATACCTCCAATGGCGAAGAAGATTATTCCCACTATCGACGAGGCGTTCCCTGATAAGGAAAACATCGTCTCATTTCGCTCTGTCGATCTCAAAGATTCTCTCCCCAAGGCAGTTCTCAACAAGTTCAGTGCACAAGGTCTAATACCTGATCAGTTTGACGTAGATCTTTTCGGCGGCGCCGGGGGAATATTCAAAGAGGCTGGCCGAGAGCAAGCCAAGACTATGTTTAAGTTTCCCAAGCAGGAAGGCTTTCCTTCAGTCGATCTTACAAAGGCAAGAACTGACTTGGCCGACGGCTCTGTGGGTAGCGTAATAGCTGATTTCCCGTTCCTAGTTAATAAGTATTTAGGTTCTAGTTCTTCTAGTACTAAGAAGCTCGGTGCTATTCAAGGTTCATTTGCCGTAAACACTAAGGGCGAACTCAAGCTTATTCAGATCACTGGAGCTATGGAAGCTATTAGAATACTAGAACCTGGCGGCGTAGCCTTATTTAAGACTCAGGATGTAAGGCCAGTATCTGGGTTAGGGCGTAAAATCTTTATTCCCTCTACTCAGGTTATCATGGATGTAGCTGAGGGACAAGGTATGAAACTAATCGGGAGGCAATCAGTTAAATCTAGGGGTAAAGGAATTAAACCAGTAGAATGGCTCGTGTATAAGAAGACGACTGGTGATGTGCTACCATTTAAGAAGGAGTAATAAGATGGCTGAGAACGTGAACCTAAAGCTAGACGACAGTCTCAAAACTGTCCACGACGGACAGCAAGCTAGGCTCATCCGAAACTACACTGAGGATTGGGTCTTGACGCATGAGGAAGATGTCTTGCTCCGTGCCATCACAAGTTATCGGGGCGGAACATTGACCGACACAGATGCAGGACGTATCATCGCTGAGCTGTCGGGCCTTCGAGCTTTCAAGGAGGACTTACAGAGCAAAATTCGTAAGGCGACTATGGTTGCCGAAGCCGAGATAGGAGACAGTTAATGGCCGAAGATAAGAAAGGCATAGTGACGCGAGTGACCGAATACCTGGCGGGCGACCGTGAGCCGGGTGAGACAGCACCACCTGACGATAGCCATGTCAAGGGTAGTCATGGCAACCTCCCGATAGAAAATCCAGAGCCAGAGCTTAACCTCGATGACGGTAGCAACCCAGAGCCGATGTATCGGGTAGAGATAGCCGGCATCGAGCGTGAGGTTAATCAAGCCACCTATGATGCAGTAATGGCTGAGAGAGCCTCACAGGCGGCGGCCGCACCAGCGCTTGAACCAGAACCTGAGTCGGAACAAGACATATCTGAGTTCTATGAAGATCCTGAAGGCGCTCTTCGCAAGATGAAAGCCGAGGCCGTCCAGGAGGCAACTACCCAGATCCGTAGGAACTATGCCGCAGATCAGGCACAGCAAGAGTTCTGGGCAGCCTTCTATAAAGAGAATCCCCTACTCGAAGATGAGCCTATGCTCGTCAAGATGACCCTCGCCCAAAACATGAAGAACCTTCGCAACCTTGATGGCAAGACCGGCCGAGATAAGCTGGCAGGGCTAGTTGAGGAACAAATTCTAAGAATCTCAAATAAGCAACGGGGCCGTAATAAGCAACCAGATGCCACTACGAATCTGGAAGGCGGAACCGTAACTGTGCCAATAACAGCAGAGGAGTCAGATGCACTTGCAGCTAACGCCCCGGCGCACAGACCACCCTCCATCGGCGACGCCCTTAAAGGGCGTAAACTTAACCGAGATCGTGCCCGCCGTGGGGAAACTCAACTGTCGTAACTACGGAGAGTAAAAATGGCCCAATTTACGTGGGAATTTGATGCTCCCTCGGGCGTCTTTAAGAGCCACGCGATGAGCAAGAGGCTCTATATGGCCGCCTTAGAGAATACCGTATTCATGGACTTCGTGAAGCCCGTGGATGGCTACGGTAGGAAGATGGGTGATACTGTCACCTTGACTCGCATCGCTACTATTGCTGAGCCAACCTCCGCGAACCTTACCGAAGGTAACAGGATTCCCGAAGACACCTATTCGATCAGCACTACGTCTGTGACGGTGGTTGAGATTGGTCGTTCTGTGCCCTTTACAAGTTTCGCGGAAGACCTGACCTTCTTTGACCTGGAAAATGGCATCCAACGCCGTCTGCGCGATCAGATGGGGCTTGTCATGGATACTAAGGCGGCGACCGCGTTCCAAACGGCGCAAGTCAAGTACATTCCGACCGGCCTGGCGGCTGGCACATTCGACACGGATGGGACGGCATCTACTGCCGCGACAGCCAACTGGAATGTGTTCCATGTTGAGGAAGTTCGCGACTATCTCTTTGACACTCTGCAAACCCCGACGTGGGAAGGTGACGACTATGTTGCTATCTTCCGCACCTTGGGATTAAGGGGTATCAAGAGGGACCCAGCTTGGGAGGAGTGGCATAAGTACACCGATCCTCAGGCGAAGTTCAACAACGAGATTGGCCGGATTGAGAACATCCGCCATGTTGAGACCAATCATGCTAATGCTCTTGCCAAGGTAGGCACCAACTCGGTGCTTGGCGAAGGTGTAGTGTTTGGTGCCGACTCCGTTGTTATGGCCGAGGTTCTTACGCCTGAGCTTAGGGCTGAGATCAAGGGTGACTTTGGTCGTGCCCGTGCAGTTGCTTGGTATGGTATCCTGGAATTCGGAATCATCTGGGATACTTCCAATGCAGGGCAGGCTCGGATCGTTCACGTTACCTCCAGTTAATCTGGCGCCCAAGACAGTCTGAAACAGTGGCTTGAGGGCGAGTCTTTTGAGAGGAAGATATGGCTTATACACATAGCCGATACGAAGTCGAAATGCAGAGGGTCGACCACATCAGCGCCGTGGGCGGTGCCACTGCATTAGGTCAGGGCGGTGTTGCTCTGATCACTACTGTCGCCGCTGAATGGGGTCCGGGTATCGTTCCGCACCGTATTCGGGCCGCAGCAGTTGTTATGTCTGGCTCAGATGTTGGTGCCTTTACCGGCGCCGCCGTTGAGTGTAGCTTTGAGGCGGACATTTCCACTCCTGGTACTGTGACGAAGATGTTTACGATTGGTGCGCCTAGCACGGGCTTTGCTAATACTTCACGGTACTACATTCCTACTTATGTTATCGAGATTGAGCCTGGTACTAAGGTTCAGTTCCGTTGCACGACTGCTGGTACTGCCGGTGTTCGGGCTCGGGCCATCCTTTACGTTGAACCGCGTTGGGAAGAGCCTGGTAATATCACTGGGATGATCGCTACTACGTAACCCTTAACCGACCCCCCTAGCGATTAGTAACCCCTGGAATACCGAAAGGTGGAGGGCTAATAGGGGGGTAAAGGAGGAATGAAATGGCAGTCATTATGACAGCTACTTCCTGGACGCAGGTTGTTGAGTCCAGAGTTATCGAGGGAAAGCACAAGCGTAATCGTGTTAAGCTGACTCTCGCTGTTACTGGCGCAAATACTTACCCCTCCTCGGGTGGTATTCCTCTACCTACTGATCTAGGTATGACTCGAAACATCGACTACGTTATTATCACTCAACCTCTTACGCCTTCGACTGTAGAGGCTGGAGCTGTTAATAGCTATCTTCACCATTACAACCAAGCACTTCATTCTGTTCACTTGTATGAGCCGCTTGTATCTACTGCTGACCCGTCCGTAGGTTTCCGTGAAGTACCTACTACTTTTATCGTGAGCACTGTGTACGGAGCCGCAATCCCTGCCATGTACATCGAGGTAGTTGGCTGGTAAGACTTAACTTCTCTAAGAACCTCTTAGGAGAAATAAAATGAAAAAAGACCTGACGCAGGGTAAGAACCCTAACATTAACCCGGGTGGGTTAGACTATTCGGCACTATTAACCCGCCCACAAAGAGTGGCGATTGTAGCACTAGGCCCAAGCGCCCAGACCTTCATGCGTCGCTCGATGAGTAACCAAGGTGTTCAAGATCCATACGATGAAGTTTGGACACTTAACCGAGGCTTTGCAGGATTTCAGCATGACAAGCTATTCTGTATGGACGATCTTCGTTGGATTGACAAGCACCGGAACAAGGCATATGCAGCGTTTCTCAAGAACCACGATAGGCCGATTATCACAAGTACGCCTTATCCTGAGTTCCCTACGTCTGTGCCCTTTCCGCTGTATGAGTGCATCCAGTTTCATGACGACGATCTATTCGCCGTTAACACGGTCAGTTATATGATCGCGTACGCCTTGTATATAGGAGTTAAAGAGATCGCTCTCTATGGTGCTGATTTCGTTTATAAAAACGGGACTATCGTTGAAGAAGGTGGTCTTGCTGTCGCCTATATGCTTGGGCGCTGTAAGAGCCATGACTGCATCCACACGCTGACAAATGACACAACGATGCTTTATGCCAACCAGTGTAAACAACGTGAAGATGGTTCGATTGGCCGCGATCCCTATGGGTATCATCGCGTCAAAGAGATGCAGGAAATGGATGCTAATGAGAAGATGCGATCAGACCAGCAGAAACAGTCAGCTAAGGATATGAAGAAGATGCAACAGGCCGCGGCACGTACAGTGGAAGGAGTCTAATATGCCCCTCAATATAGAACGGGTCCATGTAATGGAGCGGGACGCAACTGGTCGGGACTCGCTCGTCAAGTCTAACCCCTATGCCCGCTTCGTTTCGCCTAATGGAGCAATGGCTGTCCAGGGTGGCCGCTTCTACTCAGATGGCTCCAACCAACCAGTTATTCCGTTCAAGGATGTACCGGATTGGGTGTGGAAAGCTGTTAAGGCTATGACCCCAGCGGGTCGTGCTAACGTCGGCTTACCTAAGGACATGAACGAGATTAAGGAACTTCCACCGATTGAGGAGGCTGTAGAGGATTCTGCCCAACAATCGGGCGAACCAAGTGAACCTGAGAAAAGTCTTGTTGATTATGTCTACGAGCTTGATCATTCCGTAGATGCTCATTGGACAAAAACTGGTTTACCTGATCTAAACGCAGTTAAAGAACTCGTAGGTAAGTATGTGTCTCGTGGAGAGGTTGAGGCCACCTGCCCCGGGTATCGTAGAAAGGAGGCTTAAATGCCAACAGCTTTAACCGCACTTCTCGGGAGCGGAGATTACATCGCCCGAGGTGTTCACCAACATACCTGGAGTGCTACCGTATCAGGCCGGGGTAATCCCCTGTCTGGAGCGCACTTACCGGATAAGACTTTTACACTCAACGGAGCTACGACTGCCGCTGGTACTTCTAGGGTCAGCCTCGAAGGTACGAATGATGCGACGATCGTTGCGACGACGGTTTGGAGTACGCTGACTAGCCCTACTGATGGGGACTTAGACTTTACTAGCCTACCCACAACCGGTTTTGTTCGAGCCATACGAGAGAATCCTCGCTATATCAGGCCGTTCTTTCAAGTAGTGACTACAGGCTCAACGCTCAATGTTATTGTCATATCGAGGTAACAGTGAGACGGAGACTTCGATTACGCACTAGGCGGAGGCGTCGGGGCGGTGGTGCGGCCAAGGAGTCAGTGGTTGTTCCTTTGCACGCGCATGACGACGAAGGCAAGGTTATCGGCATCGAACCCTATCTATGGTGGGGCCGCGGCGCCGACTTTGAACAGCGCTTGCTACAAGAGTATGCAGAGGAGCCTAACCCTCAGATGGAGCGCATTGAGCTCGAAGCTCGTACACGCATAGCGGTGGGATAATGGCTAACTACACTACCTCACAAGATCTTGTTAATGATATCCTGACTCGCGGGCATGAACTCGCAGATGGGACTAGCGATTTTGACAGCGATGTGGTAACGTACTTAAATCGAGCGTACTTAGGTTTAATTCGTGGCGGATCGGAATTAGATCCCGAGGTAGATGAAGCATGGTGGTGGCTCCGAGCGGACGACCAGGGGGTGATAACGCTGAATCCAGTGATAGACACAGGTACCATATCTGTGACGAACAATTCGACTACTATTACTTTCAGCAGTGCTCCGACGCCGAGTGTGGCGGGGAGGCATTTCAAAGTGGACGACCATGCAGATGTGTTTATAATTTCTTCACATACTGCAACGCAGACTGGGGCGACGCTCGAAAGTGTATACACCGGCCCAACTGACGGGACGGCTAGCTTTCGCGTTTATCAACTTGATTATACCCTCGCCAGTGATGTCTTGCACCTCTCTCAGGCAATGACAGCCTTCCAGGATAGCCAGCATAAGATTACAGGTCTCCAACTTGAGGCGTTGACCGAGCGGTGGCCGCGTAATGAAACGGGCTCAGGTGTCCCTAAGAACTTCGCCATGATAACGGATCAGGCTGTACGCTTCTCGCATTATGGCGGTACATCGAGTACAGACTTAATAAAGATTGATTATGAATATATGAAGCTTCCGAGTGACTTGGCAGATGATACGAACAATCCCATCGTGCCTCGCGAGTATCGCTATATACTAGCCGACTGGGCCTTGGCATTTCTCTATGCTGCTAAGGACGACACAAAGGCTGGTGACGTAGCCGCGCTCGCGCAAAGGGGCATACGAGCTATGGCAAAAGAGAACAGGCGCAGAATGGTGCGTCAAAGTGGCGGTGCATTTGGTAAAATCTTTCCTCGTCTTAATCAGATGGAAAGGATGATGAGACCTCTTAGGACTGAGAGCGGCCTTATAATTAGTGGATAGGAGACTGATAATGCCTTATGGTAAAGGAACATATGGAACAACGAGAGGCAGGCCCCCCGGAAAGAGGAAAGTAGCGGTAAAGAACAAAAAGGGGAACAAAAAGGGGAATAAAAAGGTAAGTGGAAAAAGGATAGCCTAGAGTGGCATTTAGTGGTGAAACTGCAGAGCTTGTCATAGGGACAGATGGCTTTACCGGTACTAAGAACCACGCCATAGTTACACCGTCGCAACTTCTCGTGGCGGAAAACATAACCTATGAAAATGGAACTCTCCAGAAAGAGGGGGGTTCCAGCAAGTATAATTCGTCTGCCATCAGCGGTGGGCCTACCATTCAGGGGGGCTTCGATTGGCACCCGACGGATGGCACGCAGAGGATGATTGTTCTTCTCTCGGATGGCGACCTCAAGAAAGACACTGGCGGCGGGGATTTCACGGTCGATCTGAAGACAGGTATGACCGTCAGCGACGTGGTTGGTGTATTCGTGGCCGGCGGCAAGGAAGCTGCGGCTAATAATCGTAAGCTGTTTTTGTTTACAGGCAAGAACGTAGTGCAAGTCCTGAGCGCGGATGGAGCCACCACGGGAGGTATAACCTCGCCGCCGACGGATTGGAGTGGCTCTAATCAGCCCACAACCGGGGCGATCCATGAAAATCGCTTGTGGGGCGCAGGAAACGCTAATGACCCTCACCGCGTATATGCAAGCTTACCAACGAATCATGAAGATTTCACTACTACAGCTCTCAGCCTTGCGATCTATCCTGGCGAGGGGAAGAAGATCGTTCAGATTCTTAGCTTCAAAGGTCTTTTAATTGTATTTAAGTTTCCTAACGGTATCTATCTTGTTGACACCAGTGACAGTGATACATCGAAATGGCGAGTGATTAAGCACTCAACCTCGATCGGTGGCGTCAGTCCACTCGGCGCCGTACAGATTGACGACGACATCTTGTTCATTGACCATACCGGCTCGTTCCACCTAATCAGTGCCATTGAGCAATTCGGGAATATTGGGTCACGTAATCTGAGTGATATAGCTCAGTTTGACGTATTCATGCGAGATGATTGCAACCTTGCAGAGCTCTCACGCACACAAGCTATCTATTATGTCGCTAAGCGGCAAGCTATGTTCGCTGCATCGTCAAGCGGCACGGCGTATGATCGCAAGTATATCATAGACTTCAACCGGCCAGATATTCCTCGCTTTGCTGTCTCTACCAAAGACACAAATAGAAGTATCTGGCTTAAAGAGGATGCCAACGGGATTGCGAGGCCCACAACTGGCGATAGTAGCGGCTTTGTGTGGAACCTTGATCAATCTTCTAGAAGCAAAGATGGCTCAGGTTACAATGGTAAGTTCCAGACACCCCATCTCGATCTGTCGCATCTTGAGCCGGCGCTTGGTATCCGAGATAAGAATGGCAAATTTCTGGAACTTGTCGTCGAGCCCACAGGCAACTGGGACCTGAGCGTTGACGTTCTCTGGGATGATAAGATCGAAGAGACAATTACCTTCAACATGGGGACGAGTGGTTCAACGCTTGGTAGCTTCGTCCTAGGAACGGATAAACTCGCCGGGTCGAATTTGGTAAACAAGCGGAGGCGCATCCACGGGTCGGGTCGCCGCCTCTCTATTATCGGCCGTAACAGCGGGGATGGTCAAGACTTCTCGATTGCTAAGTTCTATATGCTATTTACAAGGGGAGCAGATCCAAGTGGCTAGATCACCTAAAACTGACCCTGTTAAGGAAGCACGTAAGCGGGCGCGTAAGCGGGCTAAGGAAGCTCGTGAGGATGGTTGCCTAAAGCACTTTGATTACATGGAAGAGAAGGGGCGCTTCGGTGTCTCAAAGGTCAAGTGTAAGTGTGGCCAGACCCTCCAGGAGCTTCGTCCTATCCCTGAGATGCAGGAAACAGAACGTGTTAAGGGTGCCACTATAATACGAGAGCGTGTTGCGATGTTTACCAACGCGGCTTACACTGAGGTAGTGATAACCTTTGCTGATGGGTCTAAACACGTTACCCCCTCTTGTAAGGACTGTGTAGCAAGAGGCTTTGATCTCGCCACACTTGACGTAATGTACGCCGCTGATATGGACCGATGGGATAAAGAGGAAACGCGCGGCTTGGGCAAGGTTCGTTGGGAACTTAATGCGGATCGCCTGGCGGCGTCTTGGAAAGAGATTCCGGCAGAGGAAAGGTTTAGAGAATAATGGGCGCTGGACTTTACTCACACACTACTCGGGCTAGTGGTCTCACATTGACCGCTAATATCTACAATACCGACCACCAGAACCACATCAACAATCACAACACTACGCAGATCGACGACTACTCGAGTAGCATAGCTGAGATGAAAACAATGACTGATCCTTATGCCAGTGATAGTGAGAGTCAGGCAACTTCTCTAGCGGGTGAACTCGAACGGCTTAGGTTTCAGCTATACCAATGTGTTGGCGGCGCTCAGTGGTATCATGATCCTAATATTAACTTATCTGGCGAGATCGTCGTCTTTACAAGGATGTTTACATAATGGGAACTTACTCGAAGATCATCATGAGTGGCTCGACTGACGGGGAAGGGTTGAGACTTACTGTGACAGCACCCTCTACTGGTTTGGTCGTTCACACTTGTGTAACCGGCGCGGCACAGAGTATCGACGAACTTTGGCTTTATGCCTATTCCACAGTTACGACAGCAATCGAGCTTAACTATTCACTCGGCCCGACGACAGCAACTGGTTCAAGAGTGAAGCACACTATCACTGCCGACGACAAAAAGGGTCAGATCCTTATTGTCCCCGGTCTTGTTGGACGTAACGCCAAGGAGTGGAAAACCTGGATCACTACGACGGATCTAGTCAATCTGTTTGGCTATGTAAATAGGTATGCAACGTAATGCCTCTTCGTGTACCACATAGAGTCAGTAGAAGAATCGCCACTAGGGGAGCCCCAGGCTTTACGTTTTCAAATAATCTAACCCCCCGTATGTTTAGTGGACGGCGTCAGGGCAGGATAGATGATATTGATACCACAGCGGGACTCCCTGCATTTGGCCTAACTAACACGGCCAACCCGGCGGCTAGCACCAGCAACGCAACAGAATTTACATTCTCGGGTGCATCTCTCGGTGCCGCCGGGGCGTCCCGCATCATCATCGTCACTGTCAATTTCGTCACTAATGCTGTCAATAGAACGATTGGTAGTGTGACGGTGGGGGGCAATACTTGTACTTCAATCACCACTGTTTATGCAAATCCTGGCGATGGCTTCGGTTCCGGCATCTTCGCTGTGCAGTTGGAGGCGGGTACCACAGGTGATGTTGTTGTAACTCTAAGCGACGCTCTAGGTGCTAACCGCGCTCTCGGTGTCAGCGTTTTCCGCATGGTTGGCCGCGCCGCAGTCACCGCAAACGCAACAAACACGGATACCGCGACTAGCACAGGTGCCCTAACGCTGAGTCTAAACACGATTGCAGGTGGGGGCGCGGTTAGTTGCGGCCAGTTTTTCAATAGCGTCACAACTACCTGGGTAGGGCTGACGGAGGCCAGAGATACAGACGACGTTACCGTCATTATAACCTCTGCGTTTGCGGAAACCGCCAGCGCAAGTACTCCCCTAGTTGTTACGGCCACTCCTTCAGGATCATCAGTGCAAGCGACTGGAGTTTCGGCAAGTTGGTAGGAGGATTAGTATGTCTATAGCAGATTTCTTCTTCGGTGACGATGATCCTGAGGTTCCGGCGCTCACTCCGGCACAACAGCAGAACCTTAATTTACAAAATCAGTTGTTGCAGGATCAAGCTGATCTTTCAAATCTACTCCTGCCGATTATCCTCGGTAAGGACTTTGAGGTGACAGTTGATGAAAATGGAAACATTACGGGATTGACGCCTAAAGCAGAGACGGCTGGGGAACTTGCAACTGAAGAGATCCAAGACCTACTCGCTCAGCGAAGCCTTAGTTTCTTAAAGGGTGAGGGCAAAGTCCCTGAGCAAGTAAACAGGCAGTTTGCAGAATCCAAACAGGTGCTTGAGGAATCTCTACGTAAGAGCCTTGGACCTGATTTTATCGCCTCAACGCCTGGGTTTGAAGCCATTGCTGATTTTGAGTCTGGGCGCCTCGCTACGCTTGAAGGGATCAGGTTCGGTCAACTCAGTGAGACAGAAGGCCTGCGCCTGGCAGGGCAAACAGCACGGGAACAGACCAGCAACCAGAATATCCAACGGCTCCTTGCAGGAATGGGTGTAAAGAGTAATCCCCTTACGGCGCTTCAGCAATCACAGGCCCTTGCGCAGAACGAACAAGCGCTTAAGTTACAGGCTAATATTGCCGGGTTTAATCCTGGGCTTATTAGTGCCTTAGCACCCGGCGTGGGCCAGGGCGTAAGCGCCGCTATAACTAGTGGGCTAATGGGACCCGCTTCAGGAAAGACCGGATGACCGCGGCAGGACGCGCATTATCTGAGGGCCTCGGCCGAGGCGTAAGCGCCGGGGTTCAGGAGGGTTTAGACTGGTACCGTCGTGGTCTGCGTGACAAGGCTAAGGCCCAACTCGCTGAACGCAAGGCGCAAAAGAAGCGTATCATGCAGATGGCTAAAGATCTCAGCAAGTCTATGCTGTACAAGGCCACTGATAGTCCGTTCAACTCAAAAGAGAATGTAGCTAGCCGTAAGTCCCTCGTGATGGCTACGCTAGTCAATGCTAATAGGGGTGAGTCTATTGGCCCCGGCCTTAAGCATATGGTTGATTTCTGGGTCCAGCAGGACGCTGATCAGATACAGGTTATGGCTAAGGCTTGGAGGGATAAAGCCCTTAAAGGCCAATTCGACGTTACGACGATGGTTAATCTGGGGCGCAAAGGCCAGCCGCCGGGGGCACTCCCTGCTTATATTAAGAAATCCTTAGCTGAGGATAAACAGATTAGGGGTAGAGAAGCTATCCAAGGGTTTATGGGACAAGGTAGGGCACAGACAGCCTTGCAGCTAGGTCCCGGTCAACCACCTAGGGGTGTACAAATTCCACGGGCGGCGAGTGAGCGAGCAGTAGCGGCTGGAAATCTGGATGCGGGAAAAGCCCTCTTAGCTATAAGCAAAAGCCGACAGGCGCTCAATATTGGTCAGTCGCAAGAAAACAGGGCTATCCGCAATCAACAGCTCAAAGAACAGGAACTCGAGCGTACGCGCGGTATATCTGAGAGCGACGAAAATCGGAAGGATCGTGAGGACGCTAATAAGATCATCGAACGCGCTAGGGCCGTCCGTAACCAGGTGATTAAAGAAAGCGATCGGGTTCGGCGCATTGGCCGTGAGGATGAAGCGGATGCTGCGAAACGTCGCACTGAGACACGTACGATTCTCAAGGAGAGTGAGGCTCGGCTTCAGGCTGGAATAACAAATCGCCGGAATAAAGAACTTGACGTTAGATCGGAGAATGAAGAATCTCGGAAGGCGGCCAAGGCTCAGAGAGATATACTTGAAGCAGAACTCGCAGAAGTTCATCGTATCCTCCAACGTGAACAGGCAACTATTAAAGAACAGCGTCTTGCTGACACAGCAGCTCGGAACGCCTTTGAAAAGTCCCCAGCGGGAATAGAGCGAAGGCTCAAGGCTGAGGCCGCAAGCAAAAAAGCTATATTCATGGCCTCAGAGGTTCCAGTCCAGGATAAGCGATTCCTCGGGTTTAACACTACTGCTCCCCTAACCCAGCATGATTTGGTAGCCCGCGGCGTTAACGTGCCTAGAGATACTAAGGTAGTTCAGGAGCTAAATCAAAAGGAAAATGCCTTAAGAAAGGCACACAGCACTATAAGCAGTATAATCAAGCGAGTTGAAGGCAAGCCTGAACGGCTGTCTCCCGCTGGTGCTATTGCTGGCTTCTTGACAAGTATCCAACGCGGGACTGTGGGTCTTATGAACTTGATTCCGGGGATTAGGGATTTTGTTGTCCCGGATAGTGCTATAAGACTACTAGATAATATGCCTGGGCTGAATAACTTAGGTAAGACAGCCAAGCAGAATGCTATCATCAAGTCTAGTGTTATCGGTCTAACTTATCAAGTTGGTGCGCTGTCAGGGCAAGTAAGCCGTGCATTTAGTGATTTCGACTATCAAGTCAATGCCGAGCGGATTGCCGCAGGAACTGCTAATGATAAGGTCATGGTAGCGGTTCTTCGATCAATGGCGATTGCTCAGAACGAGGCTTATGCACAGGAGTTCTTTAACAGGACAGGTGTAAAGAAGCGCATCAACATACCTAATTTAGATCAGGATGATCCCTTTGGAGACTTAGACACCGAGGGAATGAAGGGCGTTCTTGTAGAACTTCTACCTACGGATGCGTATAATAAGTTTAAGGATGCAGAAGCCCGGTTAAAAAAGAGGTATGATCCAGGAGGCAACTTCTAATGCCAGTTAATCAGACATATGAGATAACGCCTGAGATCAGAGCAGACTTAGATGATCTTGATGCTGTAATAGCGCGAGAGGATGCTAGGCGTAGCTCGGTCGATTTATCCACCGGAGGGGGACGAGGCGTTGCTCCTGGTCGCGGCACCACGACTCGCAGTAGCGCACAAGGGATTGATATCGGCCTTGTCAGCGAGGAACGGAGAGCTAAGACCCGAGCCTATGTTGATAGCCTTCCGCCTGTTGTAGGTTTCTTGGTCGAAATGCTGCCTCCTGCCCTTGGTACTGCTCTTGGAGCACTCTTTGCTGGTCCGCTTGGAGCGATTGCCGGGGGCGTCGGGACAGAGGCTATGATGCAAGAATTTGGCGTATCTCCCAAGAGTTCCACAGGTCTTGCCCTGGCAGGGGCTGGCCCCGTTGCAGGTAGAGCCGGGGCTGTGGTTAAGAAAGGCCTAGGTAAGGTTGTCGGCGGGGCGGCAGGACTTATGCCACCTAGTCGAGTTGCCCTAGCTCGTAAGGCCATGAAAGATGCGGCCGGCGAGTTCGAGAGCCTGGCTACTGATATTATAGGTAGGCAAGTAGGCTTAATGAAGGTGAGTGCTTCACAGCTATATAAGATAGCAGAGACGGCTAAAGTACAAATCCCTGCTTTCAGGCTCTCATCTACAAAAGCTGGTATGGATGTTCTGCGGAAAGAGTTAGCAAAGATGAGGGCCATCCCTGAAGTCCGACAGGCTGTGGGACTCCTGGATGATGTTGAAAAAACCCTAGGTGGCTCGACCGTCTCTTTTGATGATCTGCTCTCAGCCAAGGAAATGATCGGAAAGGCCATTGGTCAGGTAAAAGCTAGGACTAGCAAAATCAAAGGAGCAAGGAAGCAATTCTTTAAGGCGGTCATGGAAGATATAGATCACCTTGCTGGCTTAGGTGGAAAGACAGGTAATGTCGGCAAGATAGCTCAGGCCGCCGGTAAGCGAGCCAAGCTTGACTTCGCTGTTAAGGATCTCGAGCGAGGAGTTGCAAACTTTACTACATTCCTCCCCGGAAAGAATATAACAGTAGTAAACATTAAGCAGCTCAGAACGTGGTTTAAGGATGTAACTAATCCTAAGCACAAACAGTATAATGAGAACATGACTAAGTCGCTCGGAGATGAAGTAGGGGCTATGCACGAACGGCTTAAGGTACTTAGTAAGTTCGGTGATGGTTCACCTGGTGGCGTAGCTTCACTGATTATCCGAGGCAAAGGTGCCGCAGTTGGAGGAGCTCTTGGTGCCATGACTGGTATTCCTGGGGCGACAACAATAGGTACACTTACCGGTGCAGCTAGTCCTGAAATGGCTACTGCGATATTCTCATCGCGAGGAGCTATGTTCTTCTTGGAGAAGGCGGCTAATCTGGGATCAGGAAAGATAAGCTGGAAACAGTGGGAGGTAGCGGGGCAAATCGCCGCACAGGGCATTAAGCAGATGGATCCACAGAGGCAGAAACCTCAGAGGCCGCAAGGACCTCCTATCACTCCTCGTACTCAGATCCCAGCGGGTTCCTAGAGAACTTGCCCCACAATTGGGCAGATTTAGATGAAATGGCTTTTACTTCTTGCGCTAATAATACCAAGCGTTGCCCAGGCTCACCCGGTTATTTGTGGTAAGTACGTTAAAGTTGCGGCGTCGCTGAAGGCCCAGCATCACGAGCGTAAGACTCACCAAGGGCTTGCTAACAACTTTGACAAGACGATACTAATTGTAGAGATATGGCAGTCTAAGGGTAATGGAGAAAGCACTTTTACGGTAGTTACCATCCACCCGAATGGCTTGGCGTGTCTATCAGCATCAGGAAGATCGTTGGAATACTTAGGTAGGGATAAGGATAATGCCATCTGATAACGGCCATAGGATTCGAATGGCAGATAAGATAGCTTGGCGGCTCAAGGACAACTGGTATATCATTGCTCCCCTGATTGTTGTTGTATGGGCGCTGGTTACGGATCATTTTACTCTACAGGCGCACGCGACTGAGATTAAGACTCTCCAAGAGACAGTTAGAGAACAAGCTCGGGAACAGAGTCGCAACCAGCGAGAGATCAACGAGAAGCTCACGGATCAAGCGACTACGAATGGCCGTATAGAGGCAACGCAGAAAGCTATCGAACGGCAACTCGAGCGGCTTATCAAGATCACTATAAAGAACGGATCATGAGACTTAAGCCTGGCGTCAGGATTCGCGGCCTCCGCAGCGAGGCTTGGTTCGCTTTCTATGCGGCCGACGAAGTATATAAGGAATACGGCGCTGAGGCGGTTATGACCGGTGGGCTTGAAGGGAAACACTCGCGTGGCTCGATACACTATTCAGGTGGGGCTATAGACCTGAGAACTAATAACGTGAATAAGCGTCACTGGGAGATTATTCGTGACAAGATCAAGGAGCGCATCGGTGCTGACTTTGATGTAATTCTCGAGAAGGATCATATGCACGTCGAATATCAGCCCAAGGTAGAATGAACATACTCTCCTTGATAAGTGGGATCGTAAAGCTTGTCGGTCTCATCACCCAGTGGATGGCCGAGCGCCGCCTCATTAGCCAGGGCCGAAAGGAGCAGGTGAATGAATCTCTTCTCACATGGAAGTCTCAGATTGATGCTGCTTCTAGGGCTCGCCGCTCTGTTGATGCTAGCCCTAACAGCTTGCGGGACGACCCGAACCGTCGTGATTGATACGTCTTGCGACGCTTTTAAGGTCATAAGCTGGCACGACAGAGATACACCTAAGACTATACAACAAGTTAGAGAGCACAATGCAGCTTATGATTCCTTATGTGGTTCGATCTGATGCCTGAAGCTTTAGTCGTAATCCTTGCTGGCATATGGCGCTACATAGATGGTCGGGTGTGGGGTAGGACGGCGGTGAGGAACGCTGTGGGCATGGTCGTTTATTTAGTCGCCCTCTACATTGCCTTCGGCCTTTCCTGGTGGCTCTTACTCTCACTTCCGGCTATGGCCAATATAGTGATGGGCTATACGAAGTGGGAAGATATGCTCTATAATGGGTTTAGGTTCTTCGTCGGGACATTCATCACGGGATTGCCTTATATAGTATATACTATAGCCATCTATGATATTGTCCCTATCGGGTGCCTTGCGTACATGGCTTCTGGATGGCTGATGGGGCCGCTGTTTTATTACCTCGCCCAGTATAAGCCTTCCTATTTACCAGAGGGCTTAGCCGAGTTCGGTCAGGGCGCTATCTTAATCGGCGGCCTCAGCCTTATAGCGCTCTAACGCTACGCGCGGAATACGTGCTTCGGAGGCCATCTTCTCAGCCAGCTCAAAGTTCTTTGTCCAGCGTTCCTTCAAGCGCTCGGGCATATCAGGAAAGACGAAGCGGTAAATCCCTGCTTGGATGAACATCGAAGTGCAGTGAGCGCATGAGCCAAAAGGCCAAGTATACAGGGTGCATCCCTCAATACTGCGCTTCGCAAAGATCAGAGCATTATGCTCACAGTGGATAATAGTGGCGTATTTCTTTTCCCGATCATCCAGATAGTGATTCTCATCTTTAATGCCTTTAGGCATCCCATTGTAGCCGACGCTCACAACTCGCCGATCTTGATCCACGATCACGGCGCCGGTTTGTGTAGATGGATCTTTACTCCACCCTGCAATATGCTCTGCGAGATTTAAGAAGCGCAAGTCCCATATATTAGCCACCTTTCTTCTCCTTATAAGTGAATCGTCTATCCCCCTGTTCGCCCATTATATCCACCTTGAGGCGACGCATGGCTACCATCACGTTAATGATACTCTCGAGGGCTTCTTCGCTGATGTCCCTATAAAGGTGATCTAGGAGTTCGCTCCGGAGGCAGACGCCCTGTTTCTTGATGTAACTCATAACAAGTTCGGTCTCAGCCACCCATTTGTTCCGGCCTATCCCGCTGAATACCATGTGCATATTCTGTTCTGCGGCCGTCAACAGCGTGATGGCCCTTTCAAGGTCATTCACTGTAAGCACTAGTTCGTCACTTTGGCTCGCCGCCATGCACATGGCTATCTTGCGAATGTGCGTCGGCCGCCGGGCAGCATAGCCCAAGAGGGCAGGATCACCCAAGTTGAGCTTGCCACTCTGTAGCTTTTCCTCCTCCGTCCCGTACCAGTCCATATACATCTCTTTGGCATCGTCTTCGAAGGTGTATTCTCCTGAGAGGCACATCATCATTTCAAGATCGTGGATTAATGAGTCCCTGAGTAGGGGGTCTGGTCTTCCCTGAGTAGGGTCAAGCACAGTCTTTCGTTTTCTTTCTTCAACAACAAAGATGCATCGGGAGGTAAAACCCCCTCCGACTGCTTCTCTTGTAAGAATTCCTGGGAGCCAATCAGGAGCTGAGCTGCCGAGGATATTGAGGCAGACTCCAAGAACAATGTCAGTTCCTTGATGCTTTGTTCGTCGGGTCCATTTATATCTACTATCATACCAGTTAGTGAGGAAACTGAGGAACTGTACATTCTGCTGTCCTAACATTACTGCCAGCTCCTCAACTATCGAGGTAACTGGGGACTGATAAACAAAGTTCCCGGTAGTCTCATCCAGGAACTGGATCTCGGCGCCGTGCATATCCTTGATAAACGCTTCGGGCGTCGGGTTTTCGCTCATCAGTGTTACGTTTAGCTCGCTTAGATAATCACTAGCGACCTGCAAGGCATGGCCTTTTCGACTCCTGCCACTCGGCCCGATCAACAAAATATAGTGATTAGGGAAAATCTGCGTTTCCCAATTCATATATACCCGACGCTGAAGCGCCGCTGCGATACAGCTTACCCCTGCCCATGTATGATATGAGAGGGGACTTTCGCTGTTCTCTGTATACTCTAAATGGCCGGTCAGCCAATCACTAAGCTTGCGCTCCACGGATACGCTCCAATAGTCCGTCTACCGCCTCCGCGGTCGCGTCAACGTCATCGGAGAGCAAGCACTCGTGCATACTGCCCCCGCCCCAGTCTGTGCCAATCTTCATGGTTGTGCCTATTTGAAATTCTCTTTGGTTATAGTTGAGTGTAGGGTTCATATAGTCTAGGCCAATTTTCACTGCATGGGGCGCAAGATCTTTTCCGTCTTTAACGTCGAGGAATTGGAAGGTTAAGCTGTCGTGAGTCTGCGCCAGGAGTTCTATGCGGTCCATACTGTCGTCGTTCTGCCAGCCAATCATACCTTCCCGCGTAATATCGAAAACCGTGCTTTGGGGTATGAACGAGTAAGCGGCATCGAACAATTGAGGTCCCCAACCGTCCATAAATCTTCTTTGTCGGCCGAAGCAGTTCGTGAGCATCCTGTCCTTGCGAAGTTGCTCCTGAACGTGTTTGTGCCATTGTGCTATCCCCGGATATGCGCTGTGATAGCGCCTTACAAGTTCCTTCGCTTCCATCTCGGCTATCTCGAGCTCAAGAGCGAATCGCTTATACTTCATATCGTAGTTAAGCCCATGGTTCGATTTCTTAGCTGCTTGACGTATCGACATGGAGCGCGGCAGATACCACTCCGCCTCGGCCTCTAATCCCTCGCGTAGTTCGATAATCTTAAGCGGATCAGTATGGATGCCGACGGCCTTACTCTCGGCCTCGACGAAATCCTTATTGCTATGGCTTATTAAGACGCCAGTCGCCGTGTGCGGTGAGAGGCCACCCTCCACGACGGCTATCATCGCCCCGTCGCAAGAAAGATACGCTACTATGACCCACTCGGCGCCGGCTTTGTCTAGCTCAACTAAGAGGTTCAATGCTTTGTCTCCGGATCACTTGCCGATTCGAGGACTTTAATCTCTGCTTCCATGGCGTCAATAAAGCCTCTGAGAACAGTAATAGCTGCTACACAACAAGCGCCTTCAGGTGCACCCGTCTGCTTGCGTACGTCGCTAGCAAGTGTATCCATCAATTCCATCAGAGCCTTGACTAGCTCCCTGGGCGGATTGTATTTAGCTATATTTACACTCATGAGTCTGCCACCAAAAATCCCTTAAAGTCGGGGTGAAGATTCTGTAAGTTCATTCCTGTTCCGAAGATTGTCTTACTACTGGAGAGCCTTCCTGTCGTGGCCCCTCGGGGGTTGTAGCTGCATCGGATACGACCGTCTTTATCAAACTTGACTTCGAGATATGTACCGTGGAGCTTGGAGAGCGCCCTAATCTCTTGAACCAGCTTGGCTTCAGGGAGGTTATATCGTCTGTATATTCGAGACATAGCCTTATCGTCAGTTGTAGGTCTACCTGTTGTTCTCGAGATGTAAGGCTTGATTCCTTTTTCGAGGTAGAAGTAGTTTTGAACCTGTTTAGGACTTGAGATATTGAACGGATGATCGGCCACCTTGTCTAGTTCATCTTGCTTCTCCTTGATTTTGGCCTCAACCTCTATCTTTGTGGCTTGCAAGCGCTCGGTGTCAATTCCGAAGCCGCGTATCATCATATACAGGAGGGAGGGGAACATCTCTACCGTGTCCCAATACGTTTTCATGAAACCGCTCTTTTCGGCATCCTTACTCAGCACGTCCCATATCTCAAACGTCGTGGCGGCGTCCTTAGCATTGTAGAGCCAAAAGCTCTCAACGTCGCGTCCAGGGTTTTTCCAGATCTTTCCCTCATCCTTGTAATACGGTTCGCGGGTGTGCATTGAGCATAAGAAGTCTAAGCCCTTGGGGAAGTCGGGATACATTATATGATGCAATATCATAGTATCTCCAACTTGACCAGATGTATGAATATTCATCTGCTGTAACAGGAACGAGATGTCGAATATTAGATTCTGACCAATCTTCAATATCTTTGAGTTTCCTAGGACAGCGCTTATCAACAACCATATCTGTTCCTCCTGCTCTATAGTCCAATAGTCCGCTCCATTACCTTTGACGATTGGAACGCTCATACAGTCATAAGCACTCTTAGCAAACGCAATACAGTGGACCTGATGGTTCGTGACTTCTATGTCAAACGCCACGGCGCCGAGCTTGGCGCACTCGCTCAAGTAATTTCTCACTTGCTGAAAGTCTGGACCCACTTGTAGATCCCTCTTGGTCAGGTTGAGGCTTGGGCTCTTGCTCTCTTTCTTCGCTCGGTCGAGGTCGCTTATCAGCAGATGTCGCCACAGATACTGCCCCCGTAAGCAAGCTGCTGGATGGACAGTCGGTACAAGTTTCTTCCCGCTCGCCTCTTTCTTTGCGTATAAGATAGATCCTCGCCACTTCATTATTCGGCTGTCCCCAAATAGGCAGGAAAGAGCCGTTCCGCCAAGTGGCACTACAACATTGGCATCGCAGCTCGAGAGACGCTTCAAGTAAGGTGCCGCAAGCTCCTGGCCTAGTAAGGTCAGGCCGTCCTTGCTCGTCCATAGTATGTCTCCATCAGGAGTTTTTACATTCTTTCCGGTTTTGTCTTTGTAGACTATCTTGGGAAAGATATTCAACAGATAACACTCTCGGCGCACCATCTTGGCGCTGTGCATACAGCTTTCGAGTAGCTGTCCGCTGGGGCCGACGAGCGGCCGGTTGAGGCGCATCTCTGAGCGACCGGGAGCCTCTGCGACTATGCAGATCTTACTCGCAGGGTCGCCTTCTTCATAGGGGGTGGTCATTAGCACACCGGTGCATCTAGTTCTATGTATGGAACTCTGGCTCTAGTAGCTTGATCAACTCTAAATACTTTAATCCATACAGTTCCTGGACGACCCGCTTCCTTAGCCTTGCTTTGTAATAGCTTGCCAACCTCATCTTCTGCCTCTTTTGGCATCTCTCCAGGTATATAAGGACGTTCAAAGCTATCTTCACCTGGATGAGTCAGGAAATACTCAGCATCATCGTCATTTACCTTTTCCTCTATCTCAATCTGTCTCATTACCCTCTCCTTCTGTCATATCCTTATAAACAGCATTGATGAACCGCTTCTTGCATAGTTCATCCAAGTCCCATCCGAACCCCATACACTGATTAATGTACGCAGCTCTTAGCGTTACCCCTGAGCCAAGGAACGGGACACATACTCGGCTCTTAGGATAGACGAACGTCTCCATTATCTCGTTCATCAACGCAATCGGCCGTTCCGTCGGATGGATCTTGTGTTGAGGCGAGACTGGCTCAAAGTGGAACACGTTGCTTCGGCCCGGACTGCGGAGTTTTGGCATACCCTTCCGGCAGACTAAAAAAGGCTCATACGCACTACCTAGCATCGTGTCAGGGCTAGCCGTTTGTCCCGCCGAGCCCTTAGTCCATACTGCCGGTATGTCTCCCACTTTGAAACCGACCTTACGCAGTATAGTTATTACTTCCTGATACCACTGGGGTCCGAACCACCAGATCATAAATGAATGTTCAGCCATTAGATCGAAACACTCGATGGCTACTTCTTCGATGAATGAGGGATAATCCTTAGCATCGACCTCGTTGTAGTTATCCATCCTCGCTAGGTCTTGGTTGCGGTCTTTTCTAGCGTGGAGTTGTACCCCATACGGGGGATCGACTTCAATAAAGAGCGTATTGCCCCTTGAGAAGCCTACGGTTTTCATCCCGGCTATGGCATCGCCGATCTTATAAGCATTGTGACAACTCTTGTAGACTTCCTTAAAGCGGGGATCATCCTCAGCCATCAGGGATTGCGTTACTATATCCTCCTTCAAGCGTTGGTACTTCTTCCAGGCTTCCTTCTCCGTAGCCGCTTCACCGAGTTCGGGAATAGCGTCGATGATCTCTGCCAGCTGTAGGCGCCGATTTGTCTGACCCTTCGATCCGCCCATAAGTTCGACCTGATCTCGTTGAGTCCACTCCGGATCTTTCTCTCGGCGCAGATCGAATATACGCTTTTCTAGGTTCGCTCGCTCCACCCAGGTGAAGTCTTTTCTAATCGTATTTTCGATAAGCTCGATCTCTCGGCTATCAAGCTCGCCGTGTACTTCAATACTAATAGCTGGTATACTCTTGAGACCTGCTTCTGTAGCAGCTTGGAACCGCCGGCCGCCTGCCAGCAAGTTACCCTCGTGGTCAATCGAAATAGGTTGTATAAGACCTTTCTCTTTGACACTAGCAACCAGAGATTCAATGTCCCCCATATCTTCACGGAACCTATCTCCTACTTTTATCTCATCTAGCTTAACCTGCTTGACTCGCATTTAACATCTCCAGAAATTGTGCTTTTTCCTCTGGGGTCATATCGGCAATAGCTGACTTTAGCTTAGCCCCCTTGTCTTGCTCACGCTTCTTGCGTACAGTCACAGCGTGCTTGCTGATCTTGCGATCTTCACGGATCTCACGGAGCTTAGTAAGGCGCTCCTCGTAGGTCATACTCTCTAGGGATTTTTTGAGTTCTTCGAGCCGTTCCATTACTTACTCCTCGGGACAATATCCCACTCACCTTCTAGCACCGCACCGTAGACCATCTTCCCGTGCTTGCCGCCGGCCTCCAGGACTTTAAGAAGTAAGATACGCAGAAGCGCCGCCCGGATGCCCCAAGGCACTTCGTGGGCTAAACTAAAGAGCTCAGGCGGAACGGAGAAGGATAATCGGTGCTTAGCCAAGTTCTTAAACCTCACCCATATAACTTCCAGGATAGTTTTTATTCTTTCGGCAGGAGTCTGAGCAATACACTTTTGTGTGTTTTGATAAAGAGACAAAAATCATTCCACATTTCTTGCAAGTCTTTGTCATCTTCTTTTCCACATATCCTCTCATACTGCTGTCCTGCGAGGAGTTTGTTAGCTTCCCGCTTTCGTCCGGTATGATAAGCGTCTCTACATTTCCCCGAACAGAATTTCTGCCAACTTCTCTCAGGCTTAAACTTTCTGTTACAAGCATTACACTCTCGATCTTTTTTGTCAGACCTGGATGCCGCCATTCTTTTATTCCCCGTCTATACAGTAGGCACAAAATCCGTCAGTTACTAACCATATAACCATAATATTTTCCATGCATGGTAAGGATTAAACAATTGTATTTCATGCATGGTCGGTTATTCAATGTGCGCCACTACCCTGCTGAGTTATCATGCATGGCTAACATTACACAAAGAAGGCGGAGAGTGGTGGGTGGCGGTGCATCTAGCCTTAATAACACTCGTGTTAAACCCATTGTTCCACTCTCCTATGTTCTTAAGCGGTTAGCTGACGCCAGCTCTAAGCGTAGCAAGTCCGGTGGCGCCGAGCAGACCCAAGATTGTGTTGCCCATATCGCTCGTTATGTAGCCTAAATGCACAGCTACGACAACCAAGCCTGCGGCGAGAGCCACAAGATAAGTCTTTTTGCCTTTCAGCGCTTCCATGTTAATCTCCTGGAAGGGGTGCCTCTATCCTACTGACCCCTCAGATAGAGGCGATGGGGGTCACACGACGAAGGAGCCGTTGGTCAGCCCTGGTCCATCATAGGCCGCCGCGTGATTACTCAGCAATAGCGGGGAGATTGATAGAGTTCTTGATCGCTCCTTCGTATTCTTCCTGCTTCAGGAATACGGTGGCTTCACAGCCAGTGATGTCCTCCGCGTTGAAGCCCTTTTTCTCGAAGGGAACACGGAACGCCTTGAGAAAGCGCGTATTCATCCGCATTTTCGTCCGGCGCTTTTCGTCGTCGTCATTCGGGCCGGGGAATGTCAGGTAGTGAAAGATCGTAGCCGCGTCGGGATAGTCGTTATCCTGGACTTTCAGCATACACATTACCTGGGGGGACTCACCATCCTTGGCGGTCTTTTCCTCGATGTTGTCTACCCGCACAGTGTACTCCCCTTCGGGAACTGGCTTATCTTCGTAGTCGTCGCCGAGGCCGCTTACTTCAAGAAATGACATTTTTTAGCTCCTTACTTGCCATTGAGTATTTTAGACAAACCCGACTTCTCGGGGTCGTTCCAGTCACGGATTGTGACCTCTTCGAACATCTCCAATCCTCGGATTGAGGAACGGATAGTTTGAAGTCCTCGATCAGCTGGGCGTGTCTGTATAGTGTACTTGATCTCTGTTTCAGTACTCTTGCACTCTGCCAGCCAAATGTTGCTCATTACTAAGGGTATCTGTCTCTTTGCGCTTCCTGATAGGGCTAGTTGGGTTGTTACCTTCTTGGTAAGTTCGTCTTGCCACGTATCGATATGGCCTGTGAAGAAAGTATTGACCTTCTCGCTAGTGGCGGCTCTTATAAGATCACTCATCTTAGAACCTACAATTCGATAATCAGCGAGTTGCTCTGGCCGTCCGTAGCGATTGTTAATATAAGTCTGTCTGTCGAAACACGCCTTTTGGAGAAGTGTAATAGAGTCGAAGATGACCCAGTCGTAGGGACCGAAAAAACCTTCCTCAGCTTTTGTAGCGATGTCGGCACACCACTCGAGGTAGACTCTAGGTTCTCGTGCAGATGAAGGCTTATCGTCAGGTTTTCCGGCTTTGTCGAACCTTTTAATCGTGGTGTCAAGTTCAAGTGTGTCCGGGAGCCATTCTTCATAGTCAATGTCTGCTCCTTCGTGAGCGCGGAGAGCGTTGGGGTCGAATAGATAGGCGAACTTCTTACCTGGCAGAGAGCGGACCATAGTAGATTTGCCCGCCCCTGCATCGCCTACGACAAGAATGTTTTCGAATGTAGTGGTTGTTGTGTTCTTAGCATTTGTGACCATCAGTTACAGAACCTCACTTTTCCTACAGTGCGGCAAGTAACGGTGCCGCCGTCGTTCATGTGGTGGAACTCCATCTTCGGCGCCGGGCTTCCCTCGATCTCTACGTCATAGGAACTCCAAGGGGGGAAGCCACTGTAGCTCTCTGTGCGATTTGCCTTATAGCCTGTGTCGGCTTCCCAAGGCTCGCTATGGCCCCCACCTCCGAAAAGCTGAAACGTCGGCGCGAACATTCGTGAATAGTCGATAGTCGCACCATCCGAGAAGAAGGCACAGCTGTTCAGTATGAGGACAACCGTCAGTACGATAAGCATAACTCCTATGCTAGGCATCTGGTTTCTCCAATCCTATTTCAGCCAGGCCGAGGCGCTCAAAGGGGGACCAATGCTCCTTCTCATAGCCACCTGGAAGATCCTTTGCTACGGGGTTCGGCCACATTTTGCACAAGTCGATGTAGGGACAATTCCTGGCAAAGTCCTGACAAGAGCCAGTGTTCTTAGGAAAGGCCGCCATGTAAGGATGCTCTGTCATTGTGTCATTAACAGCACTCCAGTTCCCCTCGATCTCCTCGATCCAATGCCGAGTTTCCCATAGCCATGAGTCTAATTGCGAGAATTGTCGTTCGATGGGGATGAACTTGAACTCATCATGTACTGTTTTATGAACGAGTGAAGCGTCGATCCAGCAGGCTTTAACTTCATCCCCAAACAAAATACGCGCAGCGTGAAGGTATCCGTCAACCTGACTATTTGGCGAGAAAGAGTCCAGAAACATTGACCGGAAACCTCCGACCTTGGCATAGAGACTGGTCGTCTTATGCTCACCGATAATGATACCCTCTTTGATCCGAAATATCTTGTCAAACCGCCCGACGTAGAAAAGGGTTTCATCTTCTGGATCAAGGGGAACAGCGAAGGGCTGTTCGATGGAGATAAGTTCAAAGCTATCTCTCTGGAATAGCGAACGCCGCTCATCAACGTATCCATAGAGCATCTCCAATGCGACCATCGGATTGCGGAAGCCCAGCTTGTACTGCCAATCCTCGTTTATGTCGTCCAACTCAGGGCCGCCGCCCTCGATCCACTCTGCCATGAACGCCTCAAAGCCAAGGTTCGCAACATCTTGAGTGCCCGATTGTCGGGCATTTTCACTATCGCCCATGTGTTCCCAGATGGCATCCATAGCTGCGTGATAGGCGGAGCCAAAGAGGAGTGGGGGCGAAAACCCGACCGAAACCCAATCCATAACGTGGCGGTAGAAGAACTTACGCGGGCAAGTCTTGAACTCGCTGACGCGCGTGTTGTCGAAATAGCGGTCTGACATGATTTTTCCTCCGGTTTGTGACTATGTATATTATGACATATTTTGACCCACTTTGCAAGCTAAATCTCACAAGAGCGAGCACCCGTCAACGGGTCTATTGTGCATCCGGCTTCGCTGGTGTCGTCGGGTAGGGGGGAGATAATACCAAACCGTTTACCATTCTTGTTGAAGGTTGTGCAGCCTTTGGCGCCACCCTCGTAGGCTTTGGCGTAGAGCTTTTTGAAGGCGTCAAAGCTGACGGTGCCTTTCTTGCGCTCTCCGTGGATCGCCCCGTTGACGTTGCAGGTCTTACTAACGGCCGAGTCCACATATTTTTGAGCAGAGACGAGAACCTTGATATGATCAACTGCGCTGACCTCATTAGCTGTACGTCCTCGCACTCCATGCTCGCGGAAGGCGTAATCAGTGAGATCAACTTCCACCTGACCCTCAGGCATATAGACAAGCCTTCGAGAATGAAGTGCATAAGGAGGCTCAATACCGCTACTGACATTATCAGCGCAGAGAGAAATGGTGCCAGTAGGAGCGATAGAAAGTAAGAGGCCATTTCTTAACCCGTTCTTTTTAATAAGCGCCCTAATTTCCTTAGGTAACGTCTTTGCGAAGCCCGATGCAAGCCACTTCTTTGCATTAAACTCAGGAAAGGATCCGAGTCGCTTGGCCGCAGATACGCTCGCTCGGTATGCAGTGTCCCGTATAAGGGCAAGGATTTTCTCCTGCTCCTTAATATACGCCGCCGATGCGTACGGTAGACCAAGTATCTCGAGAGCGTTCGCCATGCCAGTGACGCCAATTCCCATTCTCCTTTTATTCTGCTGAGCCTCGCGTTGGCTCTCAAGGGGATAGCGTGTCTTATCTATTACGTTGTCGAACGCACGACAGGCGACGGCTACATCTAGCTTTAACAGATCATAGTCAAGTTCTTTACCACTAATGTACTTAACAAGATTCATACTTCCTAACAGGCAAGCGCCGTTCGGCGGAAGTGGTTGCTCTCCACAGGGGTTCGTAGCCGCAATCTTTTCACAATACCCTAGTGGGTTCATCTCGTTGATTCTGTCAATGAAAAGAACGCCTGGCTCAGCCCAGTCCCAGTTTCGTTCCATGATCCTGGACCATACGTCGGTTGATCTAACCGTGTCATATGTTCTGCCGCCAAAAGTGAGATCGTAAGTGCCATCACAAGCAAGAGCATCCATGAACTTGTCAGTGACAGCAACGCTGATGTTAAAGTTCGTAAGTGTGCTTTGATCTGCTTTAGCATTTATGAACCTCATTATATCTGGGTGGTCTATACGTAAGACCGCCATCATTGCTCCACGTCGGTGTCCGGCAGAGAGTACAGTAAAACACATAGCGTCCCAACAGCCCATAAAGCTGACAGGGCCAGTGCTATATGCTTTAACTCCCAATCCGCGTATGGGATCTCCATGAGGACGGAGGCTGCTAAAATCCCAACCACAACCACCGCCACTTCTGAGAGTAAGCATACTATACTTGAGTGCATCCATTATTCCTTCGCTTGTGTCGGGTATCGTATCTCCTACATAACAATTCATAGCAGTTATGTCATAAGGTCTACCCACCGCCAACTGTTGGCGCCCCGCAGGTAGAATCCTCTGATGCCGAAGCCCGTCGAGCAGGTGACGAAAATGAAGCTCGTCGTCCGCGGTAGTACGAGCATAGCGCACACAATAGTCATCAAAAGTCTCGCTATCGACGCGGTATTTTGTAGCATGAAGGTGCTCCGCGTAGGGGGTTGAGGGTCCGTACACTTGGGTCGCTCCTGATAAGGCGGGGGAAAGAAGCATCATAGCATTTCCCTTCTTACTGGGCAAGTGCCTGTTCTATCTTGCGAATATCCTCGACGAAGTGGGGCCACTTATCCGGGCTGAGTGAACAGAACGTATCGTTGCGGCCGGTCACATCTTGTTCGAGCGTAATATGCTTCTCGATTATCTCGGCGCCGAGGGCGACAGCCGCGAGTGCGATTGCAGTCCCACGAGTGTGGTCGCTATAACCGTCGTAACCAGCCACATCTAGTAGATTAACTGAAGTGGGGAGAGCAGGATACTCAGATATGCAATAGAGTATCTTAGTTGGATGGCTGGCCGTCTCGATGTTTAACTGTTCCAAGTCGTTTCTGTTCTTGCCGCCGCAACTTATTATAAGTTCTTTACCTGACTCAACAGCTTTAGGTATCAAATCCCAGTCACCGGAACCAATCTTAATCGTATCGATGTCAGTATCCTGTACGATATATCCAAGAGCCCACTCATCATGCGGCGTGAGCATGAAGTCGATCTCCATTTGTTTGCACTTCTTCTCGATCAGGCTCATATTGTGAGGGCGCAACCACGGAAGGGTGCGATGCTCCCCTTTGAAGCCCTCAATGTAGTATTGCATCTTAAAGCAGTCGGCGCCGGCTTCAACACTTCGATAGAGTAGCTGCAGGGCGCGTTTCAACTCACCTTCATGATCCACGCCCGCTTCGGCTATTACATAGACCATTAGTTCCTCCACTTAACTGTTGGCTTAAACGCTTCGGGGTTGATTAGCTTCTTATGCTTACGCACCTGGCGGATCATATCTTCAAGGGTGTCAGCAGTAAGATAGTGAGGCTCTAGCCCCAGGTCTGTGAGTGCCGTATGCTTTGCATTGTAATAGTGATCTTCTTGCTCCACACGCGGGTTTTCAAGGTGCACGATCTCACAGCCTGTAATGTGCTGGACTAGCTCTGCAAGTTGGTTAATGCTAAAGCTTTCAGTGAATTGGTTCATTACTCGGAAAGTTCCTCCATCTGGCGGAGTTTCGCAAGCAAGCTCAATGCAACGGATTGTGTCTCGTATATCAAGGAATCCTCTAGTTTGGGAGCCTGAGCCGTATACTGTAAGAGGAGCGTTTTCAACTGCCTGCGTAATGAACCTATTGATAACTGTTCCGAAGATGGCGTCGTAGTGGAAGCTGGTACTAAGGCTACTGTCAAGCCATGTTTCGTCTGTGTCAGTTCCATAGACGATCCCCTGATTGAGATCTGTAACTCGTAGTCCCCAGGTTCGACAGGCGAACTCAAGGTTATGGGAGTCGTGCACTTTAGACAGGTGGTACCAGCTGCCGGGTCTTTTAGGGTAGAGAACTCTGTCTGTTCGGTCCTCGTGAGTAACATCAAGCCAGCCCTCCTCTATATCTATGTTAGGCGTCCCGTACTCGCCCATTGTACCGAGCTTTACGATGTGACAATCTGCATTGTGATGCAGGATCGCCATTATGAGGTTCAAAGTGCCCGACACATTGTTGAGTTGAGTATCCACAGCCGCCTTTGCCGTCATCATGGAGTATGGCGCGGATGGCTGCTCTGCATAATGGACAACGGCTTCCGGCGAGAACTCGTCTATGATCTTGTATAAGAGCGATCTGTTCGTCGCTATGTTGCATATCCACATCTTTATGGGGCAACTGGGCTTTAGTTTGTTCCACGTAAGTGTGCGATGAGCGAAAGGGGGAATGGGCCATAGTGGGGAGTATCCTATTTCTGCTTCAAGTTGTCTTTTCGACAGATCATCGACCACGGCTATTTCGTGGCCTCGAGCTGCAAGATACATCGCAGTGGGCCAGCCAAGATAGCCGTCGCCGCCGAGGATCAGTATCTTCATATGACACCTTCCTTGAGTAGGCTCTCCGCTAGCGTAAAGTCTTCAAGTGTGTCTAAGTCAAGTGCCCTAGTCCATGGAACCGGGTGCCCGAGGGATGGCATAGCAAAGAAGCCACTCTCCCTGAGCGCCGCGGTCTTAGTAGCTACGAGATTACCAAACTTCCATAGCTTGGGTTTATGAGCCTTGTTAAAGCCCGTCTTGCGCAGATCAGGAAAGCACCATTGGACTTGACCAGTTTCCTGGTTCCACGACCTCTGGTTCCAAGCGTGAAAGTTATGAGGAATATTCGCTATCGTTTGGAAGCTGTCCCAGCGGCTGGGTATCATACCGTCGAGGCGGCGACACGCCAGGTCGATAGTCTCAAGTAGGATGAAGGGACTAGTCGGCTGAATTAGCACAACTACGTCAGGATCATTGCCTCGCTCGTTGAGGTATTCAATAACTATTTCGTGTATTGGATAAGTTTCGCCATCGCACATATTCGGAGGGCGTTCAACAGCTTGTATGTTCATGGCATCTGCTATGCGGGCTATTTCTTCGTCATCTGTCGAACATACTATTTCATCAACATGAGAGAGAAGCGCCGCATCCATGCACCATTCGATGAGGGGTCGGCCTCCGAGCAGATGGAGATTCTTTTTAGAAATGCTCTGTGATCCGATGCGAGCTGGGATAAATGCTAGGCTAGTCATATAAGGATTTCCTTTACCCTATCTATTATATAACGCTGAGTCATGTTCCAGGCATCTTCAGTTGAACCGGCCATGTGCGGAGTGAGGATCAAATGGCTGCTTTTCTTCGTGTAAGCTAGGTACTTATTAGCGAGGCTATCGTAGCCTTTATACTGAAAACGATGATCATTCGGGAGTACGTCAAGCGCTGCTCCCCATAGATGACCGGTGTTGAGTAGGTGTAAGAGAGCTTCGTGGTCAAGTACTTCGCCCCTAGCCGTGTTGACCACGATAGCCTGCTTTGGCAATCTCTCCAGCTTATCTCTTGTGACAACTGGCTGTTTCCCAACACAACTAAGCGTGAGAGCAAGAACGTCGGTATATTCAAGCGTTTTGTTGATGTATTCATCTCGGTCATTCTCCCCTATCGTCCAGACGGTCTTAAACAGCGGCGCCGCGCGGTCAAACAGGTGAGTGCCAACACGCCCTGGACCCCAGATCGTCAAGTTAGAGCGTGACAACATCTTAGGTGCGCTTCTCGCATAGCGGTTCCACTCTGTCCAAGTGGACCAATGCGCGTGAGGTAAGCGCCGATGAACTGCCATGATGAGGCCAAGAGTGTGTTCTGCCGTACTCGTGATGTTCTCAAGAAACTCAGGGTCGTTGAGCCATACTAGCTGGCCGTCAACAGGTGGGTCTGTCTCAGGTCTGGTCGTTGTGTTGCTAGCTATTACTTTGAGTTTAGGGAAGTTGCCCCATTTTCGGGCACTGAACTTGAAGCCGAGCGGTAAGAAGATAGCTTCAATGCTCTCTGCTACATGGGATAAGATACGCTCATCATGTTTCGGGTCAGGGAGTGTATACATATTGAATGTATCAATTAGCAAGTCGGTGTTCTCTTTCGTATAGTTGAGACACTCATAGTATAAGATGCTAGGCTTAGTCATTGAACCACTCCCTTTTAAGTATATTCACTATGCGCTTGCCTGTAGCTCCGTTGCCGTAAGGCTTCTCGAATGGCATATGGTTCCGTTTTAGGTACATCGCGAGCTGAAAGCCACTATCTATCTCATGTGACGTATGCCCCACGTTTATGACGTTCGTGCTCTGGAGTCGGCCCTTCTGCCTGTTGCCTACGTTCACACAAGGTAGATCCATATACGGCGCTTCGATCAGGCCACAGCTGCTGTTACCTACTATCACAGAGGCGCAGTTCATCAAGCCGAGGAACAATGGCGAAGGGAGGTTCTTATAAATCTGTATGTTAGGATGCTCGTCGAACCAGTGTATTGCTTTGACGATCTTCTTCCAGCCAGGATCGCTACAAGGATAGATGATAACGAACTGCTTATCTATGTCGTCAATCGCATCCATGATGTTGTGGAAGGTGAGATTATCATCGCGTGGATCTGTTGGATCAGGGTGAAACAGGACGATGATGATAGGAAAGTCACGCATGAGCGTCAGCTCTTTCATCACCTTATCCATTGAGTATAACTCTCCGTCGAAGATGGGATCAAGGTGGCTGTCGCCAACGACGAAGATCCTATCGTCAGCGAGGTTGAGCTGATCAGATACACTATCCGCTGCCTTGTCGTGTGACACGAAGTGGAGATCCGCTAGGGCTGTTATAGCCCGGCGCCGACGGTCATCCATCGTGCCACTGGTGTCGCCACCTTGCAAGTGTGCGATAGGTACATTGAACTCAAGTGCGGCTATTGCAGCAGCTAAAGTCTCACCTCTATCTCCATAGAGCATTAAGAGATCTGGCTCTGACTTCTCCAGGTGTTTTGCTACTAGCTCTGTATGGTAAGATATTTGACAGGCTCTGTGGTATTTGGTATCAGGTAGCTTGTAGGCTAACTCTAATGGAGTTACATCAAACTCATCTTGTATCTCATCAAGCGTGTTGCCAAAGTCCTCTCTGAGGTGCATATCTCCGGCAACGAAGTCTAGCTCGAAATAGGGATCATCCCTTATCAGGCGGAGCATCGGCTTCATCGCGCCGTAGCCCCCGCGCTTGCCCGTCAGGACGCAGATCTTCTTCATTTCCCACTCCTTCATTTGTGTCTAAAAGGGCGTCTATGTTGACGCTTCTTAGTATATACTTTCCGTCGCTAAAGAGCAAAAAGTTGACGACGCCAAACTTCCTGGCGATGATCGCCGCGGCTATGCTATTAAGTATACTCAGGGAGGATACGAGCAAAAAGTCTTCCTTAATGCCGTCGCTCATGCCGTCAATGAAATCTCTATATATAGTTGAAGTGGCATAACGCTTAATCTTGCCCCTCGTAAGAAAGCGTAGCTCACCAAACTCCTTGGCTGGTTCATAGTCGTGAGCGCCAAGATTAGTTATATAAACAACTGGAGTCCGTTCCGTCAACGGCTTATTCTCCAAAAAAAGGCGAGAGGGTTCTGAGAAATCTAAATTCTGAACCCTCTCGCTAAGTTTTCAGGGAGGATTTACGTCCATGAAAGGTAGGGAGGGGTCCCTGGGAGGGGGAACCTACCTCTTATTAACCTCTTAACCTCTTAACCTCTAGTAAGCTCGGCTATGAGCCTTGCACGTTCATCCGCGCTGAGAGCATCGAAGTCGTCCTTCATCTTTTCGGACTTGCTCTTACCACGCTTTTTAACGCCAGGAATGTGAGCATCCAGAATTTTTTGAATGTCAGCCTGGGAGTTACCTGCTACTGCCAGCCGGCGCATTATATCCTGGACGTCGATCTTGTCACTGGCCTTTACCTTGCTATAAGCAACGGCCTTTCCGTCCCCGCCGTTCTGGCTGGCCTTCTTGATAAAGCCCTCGAGGCTGCCACCGAAGTCGTACTGACATACGATGGGGATATCTTTGCCCCTTTCGTCTTTAGCTTTTGCCTTAACTTCTTCTTTAGCCATTTTCTGCTCCTTGTTTTTCATAGATGTGATCGACCCGGCATTATGACAGGTCAGGGCTGGCGGGTCAAGCAATTTTTGCCCTGATTTTCTCGGCTTCAGCATCGATCATCGCAAGCGCTGAGGGTTTTTGCCAATCGCTCTGGGGCACTTTCGCACAGACGATTCGTAGCGCCACCTTGAGTGGTGGATCATCAAGGGTGATTAGCTCCTGAACTATTGGATGCCCAGGGTCTGCCTCCTTAATGTCGAGCCAAGGGAGCATATCTCCTGTGAACTTCTTGCCCTGGCTTGAAGTAGCTCTCCTTCGAGTTTCTGTAGCCTTCTTCGTAATAGTGTCACGGAGTTGAGCATCGTCTCCCGTGAGTAACTGCTCAACCACGCTATTGATCTCACTTGTTTCTTTGTCACTGAGCTCTTGTTTTCCTGTTCGGGTGTCATGTTTGTACCTCGTGCTTCTGTGCCTTGATGCGTGAATGGTGGTCCTGCGCTCTTGCGGAATATGCCCGAGCGAGCCGTCGGGCCAAGGTAAGTGTGCCCAATCATACCCTCGGAAGATGCGAGAGATGGTGGACTGGCTCACATAGTGCTGATGTGCGATCTCAGCTTGGGTCATGTGCCCAGCCCAGAGTTGTTCCTTGATCTCGCGGGCGCGTTCCTCACTGAGTAGTGATCTTGGAAGGGTCATCGCTTGTCTCGCTGCCCTGCTTTCCAGGCTCTGTATGACAACTTACTCGCTGTCTTGTACGCAGCGTTTTTGTCGCGCCCCTCGGGCAAGCTATCGAATATCAGCCAGGCGCTATCGGCAACCTTCCGAAGGTACCTAGCATTTGCTTTGTGATCGACTGTCATTCTTCGTTCTCCTCATCAAAGCCAAGATAGACGATGTTCGTCAAGCCCGCTGCTCGTAGCCCATCATCTAACTCTTGAAGGTCAAGATCGGTGCCCGATTTTGGGGCAGAACTTAGATGTTTGTCCTTCTCAGCTTTCTTGATGCCTAGGCTCTTTGCGAGCTTATCCACCTCGGCTTCGATGTGGCTAGTTGGACGCTTAACCACTGTAACGAACCTCAACCTCGATCTCGCTCGGCACGTCGTCGCCGAAAGCCCTCTTGTGAACGTAGAGCTGAGT